GTATGAAAATGCGAAGGGTGACATTAGACTTGTCCCAATGAAAGCGGATCACTCAACGATCTCAAACATGACCAGGGCAGTTGTGTCAGAAACTTTGATCACCGACAAGAATATGCCCTGCTGGATCAATGGTGCCGAGGGCAGACCTTATAGGGACCTGGTGGTTTTTTCAAATGGCATCCTGGATATCAGCCAGTACCTCGCGGGATCAGAAGATGCCCTGCTTGATCTGACCCCGGACCTATTCACCACGGCTGCTCTACCTGTCTCGTATGATCCTACCGCCAAATGTCCTCAATGGCAGGCCTTCCTGGAGTCCTCCCTCGGTGACGACCCTCAGAAGATTGCCTTGCTCCAAGAGTGGATGGGGTACTGCATCACGACAGACATGAGCATGCAGAAGATGATGTTCCTTCGTGGTGTGAAACGATCTGGTAAAGGCACGATCATTCGTGCGATGATCTCGCTGATTGGTGATGGGCAAAGTGTGACCACGGACTATCTGGCCCTGACGGGTGCCCATGCGATGTACCCACTGATGGGTAAGCTGGGATGTTTTCTTCCTGATGCCGAGGCCCAGGGTACTAACATCCCCCACGGCCTGGGTGTACTTCTGAAGATCACTGGTTGTGATGCCGTGCAAATCAATCAGAAGAATCGGGATCAGATTGCCAGCTATAAACTCATGTGCAGGATCACGATTGCCAGTAATGAGTTTCCCAACTTCCCGGATCACGCGGGTGCAATGGAAGCACGTTTAAACATCATAGACTTTCAGCGGTCCTTTGCCGGCAGAGAAGACTACCACCTGGATGACAAGCTGAAGTCTGAGTTGAGCGGTATCGCCGTCTGGGCCCTGGAAGGTTTGCGAAGGTTGCGAGCACAAGAACGATTCACTGTTCCACCTTCTAGCGTCTCGGCCCTGGAAGCCTTCCGCCTGAACGCCAGCCCCACGGCATCCTTTGTCTATGAGTTGACTGATCCTACCCCAGGTGGTTGGGTCCTCAAGTCCGAGTTGGCAGATGTCTGGGAACAGTGGAGCCGTGGGATGGGCCTGAAGGATGTATCTCGTCAACGACTGATGGAACGAATTAGGATGACGGCCCCGTATATCACGGAGGAAGTTGACGAAGCACGCGGCGTAGGATATAGTGTAGTGAAGGGCGTCACCTGGAAGCCCTGGGTTCATAAGAAATTTCTGGGTCGCCCATAGTCGGACGCATCACAAGGCAATCCACACGGGACCATAGTATGAAGCACGGAAATAATAAAGAAACGTTTGCCACCGGGGCACAACGAGATTCGCAGATTGATAAGCCCCTTCCGGGTTTGCTGTCACCTTTTGCCGCCGAGCGAAAGGCGATCATTATGGCAAAGGGTGCGGCTCACTACGGCCCCCGCAATTGGGAGAAGGGTATGAACTTCTCTCGCGTCCTCGAATCAGCCGAACGCCACATCATGGCGTTTAAACAGGGCAAGACGGACGAGGATCACCTGGGCCAGGCGGCGTGGAACCTGGATGCCCTTCTCCATTTTGACGAAGGTGTGAAGCGTGGGTTCTTGCCGGCAACGTTGAATGATATGCCGAAGTACGAACCTCAGCCAGTGGGTGAGACTGTCAAGCAGGAAGTCTGCACCCACGGCCCCAAGTACAAGGTGGAACGCCCTGAGTCGCCCTTGGACTCCGAGATTACCTTGGAGGAATTGGAATTGGCGATGGAATCGTTCGAGGCTATGAGGTTGACCACGGCAATCGAGGATCGTAAGGATCGACTCTTTCAGGTTCTCTTAGACCTGGGGGCCTCGGTCGAAGTTGCCTACCTGATCACCGAGGGCACCACTTTCCCCGCGAAGGAAGTTTGCAACAACGCATGCGTGTACATTGCAGGTCCCATGCGAGGGTACAAGGACTTCAACTTCCCGGCCTTTGATGCCGCCCGTGACACGTTCTTAAAGCTAGGATACGCGGTGATCTCGCCGGCCGACATTGATCGAGTGGAGAAGGCCGACGCCCCCAAGGCCACCGCCGAGGAAGTTTCAGATCAGGCACGCTACATCGAGCGTGACTCTATGGCCCTGCGGCTGCTATCGAAGCAGAATTATTCGGGCAACAACGGTGTTGTCCTGCTGACTGGTTGGGAAAGCAGCAAGGGTGCGGCTGGAGAGTTCTTCACCGCACGCTGGCACGGGCTCAAGTTCTATCATCACATGGGATCTGAGTCCTCGGCCGACAACTACCTGCACGACTTTGCCCTGCGGAATGTTCGTACTTCTACAAAGTAGGTCCCCATGAATGTGCTCGCTATAGGTGATACTCACTTCCCCGCCGTCCACCCAGGCTACCAGCGATTCTGCCAGGACCTGCGTGACCAGCATAAGTGCGACACGGTTGTTCATATCGGCGACGTGTGCGACGTGCATGCGATCAGCCAACATGAACGAAGCCCTGATGCCGAGGGGCCAGTGGATGAATACGAATCAGCCATGGCCTGCGTGAAGAAGTGGTACAAGGCCTTCCCCAACTTGAAGATTTGCGAAGGCAACCACGATGCCCGCGTGTCTCGTATGGCAGCGACGGTGAACATCCCGTCTCGCTTCCTGAAAGGATATAGTGAACTCTACGAAACCCCAGGATGGAAGTGGGCCCCGGACCACACCATCGACGAAGTATACTATACCCACGGAACTGGGTGCGGCGGAACTTATCCCGCTTTCAACATCATGGCGAAGATGCTTCTCTCTGTCGTTAGTGGGCATGTGCATTCTGCGGCTGGAATTTGGTGGAGAGCGAACCCGCTACGTCGTATCTTTGGAATGAACCTTGGCTGCGGCGTGGATGACAAGCACGTTGCGTTCCGGTACGGTGAGAACCTGAAGATCAGGTCAATCCTCTCGGCCGGCGTGGTTCTGGATGGTACGCCAATCCACATAGTCATGCCGTGTGGCCCTGGCGAGAAGTACCATCGTGCGAGGTTCAAGTGATCAGTTGGCTGGCACTATCCTTGTCGATGATTGGCATCTACTTGAATGCCAAGAAGCGATCCGCCTGCTGGCCTGTGTACATTGTGGCCGATGGATTGTGGATGCTCGATAACATTCACCGCCCGGCCGAGACGATTCTTTGGTGTATGTTTTGCCTGGCTAACGTTTACGCCTGGCGAGAATGGAGAAAATGATGGACGCGTATCAAAAGTCATGCGGTCGAGTGTTTGGTCTAATCTGCCTCGGGCTGATCGTCTTATGCCTCTTCGTCATCTACGGGTGTGCTGCGGTTCACCCGGCAACAACGATGCCTTCAATCACCCCGGTCCACGATCCAGTGGCCACAGTGAATCAGTCCTTGGCGTCGATCATCAAAGCCCTGATCCCTATCGGCATCCTCGGCTGGGTTGTCGCGGGTGGTGGGTTGGGCCTGTTCATTTATGGCCTGGTCTCCCTGGATAGACCTGTGGAACACATTGGCCTGCTGGTAGGATCAGCCGGGGCCGGCGTAGGTGGTCTCGCCTTAGTTGGCATCGTGGCCTTACCTTTTGCCACCTACGTGATCTGGGGCGGCATAGTCCTGGCCCTGGTGGGTGCCGGCTACGAAATCTACGTCAGGTTCTTCAAGGGTAAAACTTCTACCGTGAAGATTGTTCCGGTAACCATCAACAAGGTGATGTAATGGCTTGGACTAAGAAAGAACAACGTCGCCTTGAAGCCTTGGAAGAGTGGGTGGATGGCCTAGTCGGCCGGGTGGAAGTTCTTGAGAAACTGGTTACTAACTTGCGGGCAAAGCGAGTTGCCAAGTCTCGATTGAACCTCTATCGGAAAGTCCAGCGAGGTTTAAACAGGGTCTTTATTCAGGACCCGCCTGAGAACGAAGTACCTCTGGATGCTCGGCCCGAGTCTTTGAAGCCCGTCGCCAAATATCTCGAACCTTTCAGTAATGTTGGTGGAAGATAAAATGAGGCCGCTCCGCACACGCACTGATCTGATCGACCTTATAACCCCGGTGGTAACACCCGCGTGTAGGGCAGCGATCACAAGCGGTATCGGTGAATGTGCAGTCCTGGGTGCCTTCACAGGCATCCAAGGCTTTAACGGGTGGGTGGTGAAAATCACTTCTGCCCGGCGTCAGCAGTGGATCGTCGCAGTCCTGGTTGACGAGTTGAACCGCAAGTATAAAATGGAATACCTGGAGGAAGTGCCATGGGACAATTGCACGAAGACGTACCTGCCGGGAGTCCTATTATGACGGGCCGGGCCTTCGCCTACATCATGGAGTCAGCCTGGTCTATCGACGTGCGGGAGTATGACCGTGAACGTTTAAACGCTCTCTCGCAGCAGGGCACCCTATTATGGTATCGCCTCGGTGAAGTGAAGCTGATATCATGGAGCCTGCTGGCCAACGTCTTAGATATTTTGCGTGAGTACGAGACCCTGAAGGACAAGGAACTTGTGGCCGTCATTATGGAACGTGTCTTCACCATCACCTGGGACGAGTGCATCGAGATTCCTGAATTAGGTAAAGTGAATCTTGCTACTGATCCACTTCCAGGCGGCGGTACAACCAATCCCAATAGCGGTGGCGTAAACCCCCCAACCGAGTAGGGCCTTCTTCTGGTCCTTCTCCAGCTTAGACAATCTGCCCTCAAACTTTTGAGTCGCCTCCACTACCGGGGCGACTATTTTCTTTAATTCATCCAGGTGCCTCTGGTTGGATTCTTCCTGGGTCTTCAACAGGGGTGTGATGAATAGGTCCTGGAAGACTTTGGCATCTGCGAAGTTATCAGGTAGTTTCAAGTCCTTCATGGCTAATCCTTCATATCAGTGTTAATCTGATGGAAGAAGTTAATCCGATCTGCCGGCAGAAGTTTTTTCGCTGAACCAATCTTGTGCCTTACCGCTCCCTCGGTTTCCTTCTTCTCGTCCGGGGTCATTTTCTCCCAGACATCCATTATATCCTTGGGTCCCAGGTTGCGATCCAGGATCAGCCCTTCAAGACCGCCCGGCTTCTCGGCCCTCTTGGCGATAGACTGAACATCATCCTGGTCAATCGACCCCTTTTCTTCTGCCGCATGTATACTGTCCCAGGCATCCTCGTGCTTGTTGCGAAGATCACCAACCAGTTTGGCCATCAGCCGGGAATGGTCAGCTTCGTCCGGGGTCCTACTGGTAGCTTTATCAGCCAGCTTGTCTTCAATTGCATTCTCGGCGTCGGACCTGATCTGTCGGGCCGGGGCCTTGTTGATACCTGCCGCACCCATCAATGATTTGAATGGCGTGTCGCCGCCTTCTCGCTGCTGGTTGTACTGCTGAACCGAGATAGGCTCGACCTGCTTGCCAACGTACTTGATGCGGTCCATCTGGCGTTTGAGCCATGGATCATCATCGCTGGCAATGTGGGTCCCTGTGAAGTCTTTGTTCGTCATCAGGTCCATCGTCGTGCCTACCAGGGGATGCAACTTGCTGGTGACCGTGGACAACGGAGAGTGGGCCGCACTGAACACGTCGTTCATGTACGTAGGAAGTTCCACCCGTTCATCGTCACCCTGGGGATTCTTTGATCCCGTCTTTGGATAATACAGGTCCTTCAATTGAGAAGGTTTTTGTCCACTCATGGCGTAGTGCATCAGTCCACCCCAGAGCCCGGTAAGAATTGGGATGGTGGCGGCATAGGCCAGACGATGGGATATGTTTAAACCGCCCTTGTCGGACTTACTCACGTCCTTGATGTCCTTCATTCCACCGAGGAGTTCATTCACTGTACCCTGGTTCCAACCGACTGAACGGAAGGACATGAGGGCCAGGTCTCGGGTGGTCTGGTGCCAGAAGAGATTGTCATGAACGATTTCGCCAAACCGATTGTCGATTGATTGCCAGGCCTTGCCCATCGCGTGGCTAAGTTGTTCTCCATCCATGCTGGGGTTTGACTCCAGGGCCAGCTTTGCCTGTTGCATGAAGGCACCCATCTTCAATCTGGGCACCATGTATTCCATGATGGGTTTGGCGACGGTATCAAACGCTGCACCAGGAAGACGGAGAGCAGCACCTATGATGTTGCCACTGTGGAAGGCTTTCATCATCTTGTCAGTCATGCCACTGTGATAGAAGTCATCCATCTTTGCCCGGCCACCCTGCTCTTTCATGGCGTCAACGATTACTTTGGTCTGGGCGTCTGTGGACCCAGGGTGCAACCATTCCTTTAGCATGCTGGTGCCGTTCCAGTAGTCTCGTGCGGCGGGGCCAATGGCGGTAGTGCCCAGGGCCATCTTCTGCATTCCTTTGATGGGCTCGCCCGCGATAGCTTGCTTCAACCCTAGAGCAAATTCGCTAAGCCCCGAGTTGAGCGTGGAGGTCAGAGCGTGTCGGCCCGACAAGCCCAGGTTGACCTGGTTCATCAGGTTGCCAACTTGGAACACACCGCGAATCGCAGGGCCAAAGTCCTTATGTCCACGAAGTCCTGTGGACAAAGCGTTGTTGAACACACTGGCCAGTCCCTCGGGGGCCATCTTGCCCCGGAACATGGGATCATTGATGATGGCCCATCCGTCTGGTGGTCGTTGATCTTTGGGCATTTGCTTCAGGTGTCCACGGGTTTCCATTTCCTCGCCGAGGTCATGAGCCGTAATCCACTTGTCCATTTGCAGGACCTTCAACTTCATCATAGTGACGGGGTTGTCAGTCACAGGCTCCAGGCCGGCCGCAATGGCGTCACTCTGGAAAGTATAAGCACGACCCTTTGTAAAACTCTTATTGCCAGCCAGGGGCTTCTTGGCAGCAAACTGATCCAGGAACATCTTTGCTTTGTTCACATCCTTGAAAGCGTGGCCCATGTAATCCGATAGACCTTTAAATTCTGGGTCACGCTGTTGGATATCAGCCAGGCGACCATCGTAGATATCCCGGATATCATCAGCTAAAGATTGCAACTTTGGATCAGCCTGAAGGGCCCCTCGTTCGGCCAAGTCGGTGAAGGTACGCTGCTGATCCTGGGGCAGACGGTCCAGGGCGTTCTCAGCTTTGCCAAACTGATCGTGAATCTGGTCCATTCGTTGTGCGAGTTCTGCCCCGCGTTTGCGGAACATGCCCTTCCCTTCCTCGGCACCAGGTCCACCCTGAGCACCGAAGACGTTTTTCAGACCATGGGTAATCTTGGAGATTGCTTCTCCAGCATTTTGAATCGCGGGGATTACATCCTCGTGGATAAACTTCTTATGAATGTCTGAACCGCCCTCTTCATTGGAAGCGAGTTCTTTGATCTTCGCGGCACCCTGTTCCTTGATCTTGTCGAAAAAGGACGGTTCCTTTGAAGGTTCATACGGCGGCTGTCCGTTTGCAATTCGCTCAGCTTGCAACCGTTTAAACTCTGGTGATTCTGGACGCCACAGCGAAATATCCTGGGCCTCCCGTTGTTGTCTTGCGTCACTCTCGGTTAACGCGGCATCCGTTACAGCCTTCGTGAAGGGCCGCTCGCTCATAGGTCCCGTTTCACTGCGAAGTCCGTTCTTGATGAACTCCGTCTTTTGAGCGTTCGTAAGTCCTGGTTCGGTTGGGGCCAGATTCTGATCCCACTTCGCCAATTGTGTACCCGCGTTCTCAGCCTCGGCGGTGTTCCCGATTTCTGATTGTTTCCCTTTGGTGAACAACTCTTTTGGTGAAACAAACTCGGCCTGGTCCCCAGGTTCAAATCGATGTTCAGTTTGCACAGGTTCATTTGACACACGGCGTTCCACATTACGATCAGTGGAAGCGAGCCGGTCTCGCATATCCTTCAGCATACCCTGGGCCTCGGCCGGCACCGGAGTTTCTTTAGTAGCCTCAACAGGAGTTTGAAACTCCGCTTTGCTAAGGTCAGCAGCAGGAGCCTCGGCCTTTGCCGTGGGGTTCTCAGTGGCAAGCTGCTTCTGAGTCTCAGCCAGGCGTTCTTTCAAACTCTTAATGCGATCAGCAACTGGCTCCTCCGCAGGCGTAGGTGCAACCGGAGTTTCAGCCTGTGTGACTGGTTCCAGGTCCGCTGGAACTTGAGCGGCTGGCGTAGGTACACCGGGCGTTTCTGCGGAGGGGCCGGCTTGTCCTCTCATTCGTTGTAGCAGGTTGCCGGCAGCTTCATGTACCACCGGGATACCCGCACCGATAAGAGTATTCATTCCCAGGCCCTGACCAATTTGGGTATCAGGCTGGGTAGTCTGTTGTGCAAGGGCCTGCTGTGCGAGCATGGCACCATCATTGATCATGGCACCAACCGCAGCTTTGGCCCCGTACTTGGCAATGTATTGTGGTGTAACCTGGCTGATATACCCCGCCAGTTTCTTTTCGGCCACTCCCATCACAGAACCGCCACCAGGTTTGCCCTGGAAGATTTTACCCATGATGCCGTCAATCGCAGCTTGTCCGATGACGTGGGCAGCTTCAGCACCTGTGCCGATCTGTGCTCCCTCTTCTTTCGCGTACTGATCTTCCGAATAGGCTTCATTGCCCCCGAGGCCCGCAGCAACTAGTGGGTTCGCATACTTAACGGCACTACCAATCAGTTGTCCCGGTAGGCTGGAAACTCCACCGTTCCCCCGGGTCGTCTCCAATTGACGAGCACTAGTTTCCATATTCGCGGCCATGTTGGGAGAGAACTCACCAACGACGGGAGACAGAAGATGCTGTGCCCGGGCCATCAATTCCGCACCTGGGCGAAGCAATTCGATTGCGTTGCTGGCCAATGTTCCACGTTGAGCATTCTGAGACTCAATGGATGAAGGACCCATGGCCGTGGTTTGTAGACCCGCGTAATACTTCGCGGCCTGCTCGGGGTTAAGATGTTGGACTCCGCTGGCTGACGGGATATCCGCCCCTTTCCCCTCGGCCATAGGTTGAAGGTCCTCGGGGATCGCTGATTCAACAGGTTGGAGATCAGTAGGAAAATCCATGATTACTTTTGCTCCACAGGTGAACCATTGATAATCTTGAACGTCTTGCCTGTGCTGGGACTATGAAGTACCTGGCCTTCAGTAAACTTCTGGCCTGTCTTCGGATGTTGCCATCCACCCTGCTGGGGCTGGGCTTGTTGTTGCTGTCCTGGCTTCCAGGCTCCCTCAGTCAGGTGATTGTTGATCTGATCAATCTGGGGCTGAATCTGGGCTATCTGTTGTTTGGCCTGGGCATAACCGGGATCAGCCTTGTATTCTTCTTCGCCCTCTTGCGTGCCAATGTGTGGGTACTTCTTCTGGATCATAGACGCCTGCTTCTCCAGCATACTTAACTGGTGAGAAGTAGCCTGGCGTTCATCTGCCCCACTCTTGGGTTTATTCTGCTGCTGGGCCGCAGTCATTTCATGTTGAAGGGCCTCGTGAACCTGAACAGGCGTAGCACCCGTATCAGCGAAAGCCTTCACACGGGCGAGGGCTTCAGGAGCCAGGGCACCCTTAAACTGGTTGACCAGGTTGACCATGGGATCAGTTGGACCTTGACCAACCGGGCTCCCTTGCACTGTGTATGACTTCCCTTCCATGAAGCTATCTTCACCAGGTGTCACGCCGCCAAAGGCTTTCGCGTTACGCTGCTGGCCGGCCAGGAATTTATCCGCCGTCATAGCGTTGGGACCGTCACCTTGTTTAAACGTCACGCCACCCGAGGACCCGCCTGGGGTAACTTCTTCATCGCCCCAGGCGTGAGCAAGAGGAGCCGCCTTGGCTTGCTGTTTTGCCGTGGCAATATGCTGAGTCAATGGAGATACGCCGCCAAAGCTAGAAGGCGTAGCCGTCTGTCCTCGTAGTTGGGACTGACGAAGATTATGAGCACGCTGAAGAAGCGTAGCTTGATTATCTTCGCCGACATGGGGCCACTGGTCTTCATCCTGGGCCTGCTCTATAGATGACTCGCGAACCATACGTGGAGTCAGTAAGGACTGACCCAAAGGAATGAAAGGCATTGATTGAAACTGACTCATGGTTCTCCTGATTATATCGGGTTGCCGTTATCATCAACTTCGCTGCCGACATAGCTACCCTGATCAGCCACTGCACCACCGTTACCACCGGCAAGGTACTGGCTGTAGGCAGTGTTCATTCCACCGCTACCGCCGAGGGATGAAGTTTGACCGGCCGTGGGGCCCTGCCAATACCCGCCCGCTTGCGGTTGCATCATGCTGCCCATCATCGCAGCTTGCTGGGCCTGTGGTTGAAGACTATTTAAACCCGTTGTGCCTGGGGCCCCGTTCATTCCTGCGGCACCCTGACGAATAGCTTGCTGGTTGCCCAGGGCTTGCTGAAGCCCCATACCATATTGACTCTGCTGGTAGGGTTGATCCATCTTTGCCAGGTTCTCGCCGCCCTGGGCACTCATGTTAGCAATGTTGCCGAGGGCTCCCATTCCTCGCATAGCATCCATATTGGAAAGCTGAGCCATCCCCTGGTTATACGCGTAGGTTGGGGCCAACTGCATATTCTCGGCCACTGTTGTATTGCCCAGCCCCTTGTTGGTCATGTGCTGCTGCACCTGACCCTGCTGCTGTTGAAGCTGTGTACCGAGGGCCATTTGCTGGGCCGACGTAGTATCACCAGAGAGTTTTAAAGCACCGTTCAGGTTCTGAAGGGCCGCATTGTATCCCTGGACAGCCGGCTGAGCACCGGGGGCCGGGGAGCTAAAATTCGGAATTGTTGCTTGAGCACCGGGCATTGTTACCTTTCGTTAAGCCATGAGTTCGAGTCGCATGAATTTCATAACACACGTATCAGTTCCATTTGTCACTGCTGCTGATGCCGAGAATTGCAAAGTCAATTGCTGGGTCAGGTCCACCGTGGCGTTGTTGAATGTGAGGAGGCTACCTGTAGTCACGACAGCATTATTGTCAGATGCCAGGATACCTAGGGTGCGTACGACGCCGCTGCTACCAGTGGAAATGCAGGTTATATCCGCATCGATAATCACGTCACCATTCTGACCACCAACTGAAGTCGTAGTCACCGAGTCCAGAGCCACAGTTGCATGTGAACTTTTCAGGTTGATATTGAACGTGAACGAGTTCAAAACGGTCTGACCAAATGTGACGTAGATTCGCATCCGCATCAAACGACCGGCGATGTTTAAGAACCCGGCCGGGAAAGTATATAAGTAGCTGGTGAATGTTTGGGCCGATGTGTTCGCAGTCACTGTTCGGCTGAGGCCGAAGTTAAACAACATGCCCAGAAGATTCCCATTTACAAAATTTACTCCGTCGTTTCCGTACGAAGCGGTAACCTGTTGTTGTGTACTATTGAACCATCCTTGTCCCGCTGTGGGAGAACCGGGATCAGCCGACAACACTGGAAATACCACACCAGTTACATCAGCCGCTGCTAAGGCTCGGAACGTGGGCTTAGCCGCTGCACCTGATGCTGGACCTGCAAAGACAGTGTTAGCTGATTCAGTAGCTAGGTCCAACGCCAGGGTTCCGGTTGAAGTGATCGGCGATCCTCCAATAGTCAGAAATCCCGGGACTGACATAGCCACACTTGTGACTGATCCAACTGCGGCCCACTTTACTCCATTGGTCTGGCCACTATCGGCCACCAGAGCAAAGCCGTTCGTGCCTACCGTGAGGGTAGCCGCATTGATGCCACCGAAAACAATCAGGTCACCTTTGTTGGTGAACACGGTGTTTAGATCGTGAGCGGTCATTCCCCGGAAAGTAGGAGCAGCAGCCGCACCTGTAGTAGGGCCCGCAAATATAAGGTTGGCTGTTTCAGTCGCGAGAGTGATCGCCAAAGTGCCGCTTGTGGTAACGGGCGATCCACCGATCTGCAAGAAGCTGGGGACCGTCATGGCCACGCTAGTAACACTGCCCGTACCAGAGATCGTGCTCCAGGCCGGCAATCCACCAACTACCGTGAGCACCTGTCCAGTTGTCCCGATGGGAAGACGAGCCGGGGTAGGAGTGGCGTTCTCGATCAGGATGTCACCAGCGACTGTCAGCACCGCCCCCAAGTCAGCAGCGACAAGAGAACGAAAAGTTGGTGCCGCATTTGCCCCGGAAGTAGGACCTGCAAAAACTATATTCTTCGCCTGGGATACGAGTGTCGCGAGAGTAAGTGTTCCGCTTGTGGTGACAGGTGTACCCGATATCGTGAACAGACCAGTTGAATCAGCTAGACCAACACTCGTCACCGATCCAAGGCCGACACCACCCGGAAGATCAGCCAATGCAATGGTACGGAAAGTTGGTGCCGCATTTGCCCCGGAAGTAGGACCTGCAAAAAAAGTCTTCTGAGTCTGGGCCGTCAGAGTCGCAAATGATAGAGTTCCGCTTGTCGTGACCGGACTGCCGGTCACAGTGGCGAATAAGCCAGTGGAGTCTGAAAGGGCCACACTGGTCACGGTGCCAGCCGAAGCACTGCTCCATTTCAATCCATCAGCCTGGGTACTATCAGCCGTTAGCACCTGGCCGTTTGTTCCGACAGGAAGACGAGTAGCTGAAGTTCCATAGACAAGGATGTCACCCTTAGTTGTCAAGATGCCAAGCTGACTGGAGCCGATGCCCCCGGCCTTTACTTCCAGGGCCCCGCCACCTGACACATCCAGGGTGGTATTGTCAACCGTCAACGAGAGAACGCCGGCCGTGTTGACCAGGGGTTTAACAACTGATGTGATGACAGACCCCTGAACCACACGTTGCCAACTTCGGCGAACGCGTCCAGGCGAGTTAGAATTTCTGTCAATCTTATTGGGCATTATCGTCTTTCTCGGTTACGACCGCCAGGAGTAAACTCCAACACAGCAGATTCAAACGAGAAGTAGGCTTCTGGTTCCGAGTTGCTGAGCGTCAGGGTAAACCAGGCCCCTCGCAATCGCTGACGGATAGTTGTTTGCCGGCGTTCCAGAACACATGAGGTATTCCCAAATGAATGGGCCACACCCTCAGTAACTTCATACGCATCATATCCGCTGTTCACTGTCGCCACGGCATTCCATGGATCAGGTGGCACGGTGGGCGAAGAGTTCTGGGCCGAGTAATCCGCCAGTAGAATATCGCCTACCGCTGGGGATACCGTGAAAGTCACGTTCGCATTGCCATCATACAGATAATCAAAACTGGCTGCTTCAGATGTCACATAGGTGCCGTTTAAACGCATACCATTCTTGTATATCTGGAGCGATCCGAGAATCGCATTGTGCCCAAGCTGAAATCCAGTTATGATCCCGTCAGGTGGAGGGGATAACTGTTCCTGGGATATGGTAATCGGCGTGACTCCCGGAAACTGAGTTTCACCGAGGTCAATCGTAGTACCCTGAAGAATCGCCGCTTCACCAGGAATTGGCTGAATAGGACCGAGAGTGATAAGCGAACTTATTGCAATCCCAGCGTCATCCTGGGCCACTTGTCCGATGCGGTAAATACCACCATCAAAGCCGCCCATGAAAACTTGACGAGACGCGGGGCCCGCATCGTTCAATCCGAGCAAGGCACAGGTAGGACCGATGTTTTGCGGGTACTGAATGGGCCACAATCCACCATTACGAATATCGTATACTAAGTGGGTGCCCGCAATAGTTTGGTTAGCGGGAGTGACAAAGATATAAAGATAGTGCCGATCAAAATCGGAAACCATCGTGAACAGATTGTGGCTCCAATCGATTTGCTGAAAGAACTGATCGTACGTATGACCACTCACAAGTTCTGGGGGCTTGTAAAACTCCCACATAGGCTTTACGGAATATAGACCCCCGGGAGCCAGGAAGTACAAAAGACCCTGGGGATCGACACACCAGGCATTGGGGCCGAGAATACCCATCTGGTCGGATATACGAACGATTGTGCCACCGTCAGCGATATCACCTTCGAGCATCCACAAAGAGTTCGTACATCCGATGATCATGTAGTCATCAGTGTAGGGGATCAGTGCAGTGATGGGTTCGCCAATCTGGCCAGACTTTGACAGATTACCCGCAACCGCAGCCGCAGGATCAGTCTGGGAATAATCCCAATCAGTTGGTACGCCCGTGCGAGCCATGTAGAAATTTTGGGGGTTCGACGAGTCACCAGCCAGGACCAACCGACCTCGCCAGTTGCATGCCAGGCAGCAATTCGTAGGGGCCGAGCCGGTCGTGGCGGCATACGCGGTGACTGTGTTCGTCGCAATGTTCAAGGATGTGATGTTAGTCCCATCCACAAAATAGATGTACCCGTTTATATTCGCTGAAGCAACAGGCACCCCTGAGAGAAGAGGACGAGACGCCTGATTCGCAGATAAGGCCATGGGGGCCGCGAAGGTGCCACTGTAAATGTATCCATCCGTCACGCTAGTCATCAGCGTATTGTACACTGATCCGAGAGTTGGGCCGGTACTAGACTTGATCGAGGTGGCACCTGTGGTCGCGGTAACAAGTCCTGAAGTGAGAACGTGAATCGCTGGATTCAGAGTCTGGGCTCCAGGAGCAGGTGCCTGAAGATTCATAGCCGCAAAAGTTTGTGTGCTCGAAAACGAAAACTCTGGCACAGTTACAACCAGAGTCTGGGCCGACAAACTCAGGGTAATGTTCAACGTTCCAGTAAAGGTATGAGGAAACGTTGCGGTGGAAGCGATGGTCGTAACCTGGCTTTCCGCTGCAACTTTCAAATCAATCAAACCACCGCTCCCGTGGTTCACAGACTGAAGCTCAACTACAACTGTTTCAGGACCAGTTGGCATCGTCACGGTAACAGCAAGGATGCTATTAACAGTCGTTGCAATGAACGAGAATGCCGTGGACAATGTGTAAGTTTCAGTCCCTTCTGTCCAAGAGTTTGTGTTTACCGAAGCATTGACTGCCCCGCCAGACTGTGCCCCCAAGGCGGCGACGGTGGCTGAGCCCCCGGCCGCAATGACCGGATACGAAATATTATTGACAACATTCAGATTTTGAATGAGCGAACCAGAATTGGTGTTGACATACAGATTGCAACCTGTACGTTGAGCAACTCGGGCTCGTCCAAAACGATCATACGGAAGCATGTTCAGGGAGTTCCAACACGTTTCGGGAGGCTGCTGCTCGCGAGCCCGCGTGCGGTTAATTCCCTTCATTGGCGACATCAACGGGATTTTAATAGCGGGCATCTATATCTCCGAAAAGGGCCGGCACCGATTAAGATGCCGGCCCCTGGTTTCATGAGAACACGAAGCCGGCTTATCGAAGTTCGTTGCCGTATTCGTTCAGGGGGCTTCCGTCCAGGCCAGTCGAGTCCGTGTCATTGAAGGACACGATGGTGGAGGCATAGATCCATTCCAGAGCATAGATGTACGTATTGCCTGTGGTAGTTCCAACAAGGGCCAACGTCACATCCACGATGGACCGGCGAGTAGCACCTTGACCGCTAATGTCGATATCCAAGGCCTGTTCGGTTGTGGATAAGTTCGCCGCAGTCGTCTGGAACTCCAGAGTACCTGATGCCAAGGTGCCAGCAATCGCTGTCTTGCCGAGGGGGATCAGGGTTGGCGTGCCAGTGATGGTGATCGAGGCGTCTGCATTCGCCAGGGCGATGTAAACTCGCAGGGCCAAACGGTCACTGGTTTCATCGTAGTCACGCGGGATCGGGAGATTGACCAGTCCCACAGTTGGGTTGGTGCCAGCAGGGATCACGTAGACAGGTTCGGTGCCTGTGTTGAGCGTGTTGCCAGTCAACGAGTTCAAGAGATCAGTGTTGACGACAGTGAGTTCAATCGCTCCAGTGCCGGCCGAAAATGCCGTAACAGCCGAGACTGTGACGCCAATGGCCTGGGTTTTGGTGAACGTATTGGTGCCTGTGATAGCCGTACCTGATTTGAGAGCACCCACGGCATCAGCCGTTGCCAAGGTCACAACGCCACCCGTTGTCGCGACTGTTGCAACCTGGCCCGTCAAAGTTGCGGCGGCACCGGCACCCGTAGCCGCCACGTTGCCCTGGTGCCAGTTGATCGACGTGATTGTCCCGTTGAAGCCAGGAAGAATGTTCAGCACCTGGGCATTCGCAAAACCGGATTCAGCCGCGACTGGAATAGTCAACACGGTAGTTGCCACCGTCCCGGCAGTGTTGATGATGTCGTCCAAGCTCAATCGTTTATCGACCTTGATGCCGCCATCATAGGGCTTGGCACCTTTGCTGGTGGGGGCCTGGTTGCTACCCGTGATCAACTGCTTGATCATGTACAGAAAATTGTCAGGAGTGAATCTCAATTTGTCCTCTGTGGGCTTTTGTTCCCACTGGTTTGAAGATACTGAACCAATCGTAATAGCCGAGGAATACTATCCTGGACATTACCGAGGGTCAGATTGCAAGACGAACACAGCAAACCACGTACCGTGTTAGTCAGGTGGTCATGATCCACTTTACAGGAGTCCGAACGACCAGAGATCATGGACATGGAACACCCACATCCTTTGCAAGGCCATTAGCTCTGTCCAAATACGGGCACCGTAGGTCTCTGGTACCATACGTCCCTGAACATCTTGATCGGAGATTGCTTGCTACTTGCTGCTGTTGGATTTCCAAAGTACCCGAGGGCCTTGGGAGCCGACATAGCATCTACGCGGTAGCTGTTTGGAAGACAGTTGCTGCGATAGTATTGCCAGTCAGGTCCATAGGCATCGCCTACTTCTTTCTCGGCCACCGCGAAGCACGCCGCTTTGATGGTTTCATCATGGGCATAAGGGGCCGGGGAGAGATCAGTGAGATTCACCAGGTTATTGAACGCGAGCGTGTACGGGAAAATCACGGAAAGAAATTCGCTGCTGATACGCCAGGTCATTAGTTCCCACCGACGCCGGGGTATCATGAACCCTGATGTATTGGTCAGATTCTGATATGACGGGTTAGGCATGATCCTCACAGCCGCTTCATATGGAGTGCCAGATTCAATGTTATAATTTTGCCGGCGTGCCCGGATCGATCCTTCTGTCGTCCAGTGTAGGATCATCCCGCGATTGGTCTGGGCGATGTAGGTGAGTTCACCTGAATACTGCCCGCCGAAATTCGCGGGCATCGTGTAATCACCCTGGGACGAAAAGCTGAAGGGCACATTGGTCGGCCAAGCCACACCCGTGGTAGTCGTCGCTGAAACGTTGGCATGTGTTACCGCATAGGAAATCGTGGTGGGCGTCACCCCTGTCAATGTAAACGTTCCATTGAACTCGGTGAACGGTGAAGGAATATTTACGAGAGTCACCTTCTGGCCGACAACAAATGCCGCATTGCCCGGGGCGATTGTCACTGTGGCTACATTTGAGGTAAGAGCCACCTTCGTAACTGTTCCCCCAATAAGTGCACACGGATCACCATCAATGACCACTTCGGTTGAAGAAACATACTGGAGAATAGTCGAAGGGACACCAACATTAGTCCCGGTAAATGTTTCATCAACAGGAGCATTGAATCCAACAGTATTAGCCGGGGGATTTCCATTAAGGAAAATCTGCCGGTATTCCATCGACTGATAGAAAGCGGGAGCGAAACTCGTGTCGCCCAGGACCGGCGTAGTATTCGGTGTCGTCAAAGTCAACAGGGTTGTTCCGGTCAAGGTAACACCGTTGATCACTGGATCAATCGCCAGGTTCACGTACGTCACACCTGTGGGATCATAGCTGATCTGGGGCCAGAGATCAACCTGGCCAATCACGTTCAGCCACTTCCATCCATTCGGCCGAGGGGCGTCATGGATGAACATACGAATTGCTTTGTTCACGATGTTCTGACAAAGAGCCAGATCGTGAGCATTCGTGGGAATGCCGACTGGACCATTACCATCATCACCGTACGATGGGCACCCAATCTTATACGCCACTTCCTGGATCAGGTCCTGGAAGGCTAACGCACTGGTTGCCTCTGTCGTCGGGTACGTCGGAATTGGGATATTTGGATCAGCCATTTAAAAGTGGGCGGGAGTTTATCCCCGCTCCACCTGTTTTCAAACTAAAGAACCTTCGCAGCCGCACGGAAGAAGGCGATGTCATATTCGCACGCCACGGGGCCAGAGCCCGCGATGGAGTTGCTGAAGATGACGCCAAAGTCAGTGAGGGCATCAAGGGTGCCCGCCACCTGGGTCTTCGAGACCTGGACGCCGTTCACATACCCGTAGAGGTATTGCTGTCCATCGTACCGAAGGCCAAACTTCGTGAAGGTCTTGGCGGTCATGTTGAACGCCACGCCACCATTCGCGACGAAGGATGCCGCGTTGGTCACGTCCTTCTGGATGAAGCCCGACGAGCCGACCGCACCAGACGCCACGACACCCGTGGTCATGTTGGTGTAGGTGGTCGCCGTTGCCGAAACAGTCGTCAGGTTCAGGAACACCAGATCGACCTTCGTGCTGGCAACTGTGCTGTCGCCATGCTTCCAGAATCCGATGCAGGAAACCGATTGCAGCGAGTTGCTGCCCTGGGTCGCCGAAGAGACCTTGGCAAAGTTCTTGACCATGCCGTATTGGGTGGAGTTACCCAAACCGACAAGACCGAAGAACCAGGCATCGCTGGAAACCGCGGAGCCTGCTGACTGAGTAACAGGAGTCAGGCTGATCTCGCACCAGAATTTCTTTCCGGCAATCAGTGAACCCGCGACACCGCCGCCACCCATGGGGTATGTCCAGATCGCCGCAGCGTGAGCCGTGGTTGTATCCTGGACAATCGCCAGGGCCTGTGGAGCCGGGGGCACCAGAGCCGTGGTGATGTTGATCAAGAACGCAGCCGTGTTATCAGCCGCTGAAGGCATGCTGATCAGTGATCCGCCAGTGCCGACTGCCGTAGAAAGGCCACTCGCATCAGTAGCGATGACCGCCGTTGTAAAGTCTGCATCAACGAAGAAGCCAGTGCCTTCGTCAATCAGTTCCTGGGACGAGCAATCGCCCCAGATATTTCCGCTCGGGAGGGCGTTAGTTGCCCCAGCCGAACCGTATCCTATGATACCATAGGCCATTTGTCTATCCTACCTTTCAGAATGAGTAATGAGATACGCGGCAGCTTTTGTCAAGAGGTCGGATCGTTCGTGGGCATTCCCAATCATCAGATTGCAGGACCGACAGAGTAATTGTCTGATCTGCCCTGTTTGATGGTTGTGATCCACACATAAGCCGCCTTCAGGATTCGTGCCGCCGCAAATCGCACAAACCCCATTCTGTTCGTTAAACAACTTTTCAAACTGTTCAGGTGTTATCCCGTACAGTTTTCTTCGTTCGCAAATCGTATTCGCTTTGTTCTGACAAGTTCGACAACGACGTATTTTATTGCTGGCCCTATAGTAGGCACTCTCGTCTTTGGTAACTTTACAGGACGGACAAACACGCATCAGTCTGCTCCATTAGGCAGGCAACGCATTGTGCAGAACGAAGCCGGCCGTTCGGCGGTTGATGCACAAGTTGTTGTGCGAACCGTCAAGGAAGACCGTGAAGGTTGTGTGCTGACCACGATCAACCATGGGCTTCGATTCTTCCATCCAGTAACCTTCCTGCACGACGGGTTGAATCTTCGACCAGTCAACGCAGTAGATTGGATTCGGCTGGACGGACGCCTTGGCGGCACCCGCAGTAACGGTGAAGCCATCAAGCTGCGGAATGTAGACAACCGGCATCCGGTTGAAGTACACGCAACCTTCAAAGGCATGAAGCATCTTGCCCGCCAGGTCTTTCGGGGCAGAAGCGTCGTCCCGCTTATCAGCCAAATCTTCCAACTCGGTCACAACATCGTCAGCCGCATAGAGTTCAATCTTGCTGCCAACTTTATCATTGCCGGGCCGTTGCACGCCAGGAGCCGGATTGAACCGGGTTCGGCGAACAGCAGATCGGAGTTTGCGGAGCAGAACGTTGTCGATGCGGGTGTAAACATCCGCATAGTTATTCCACTTCGGTTCGGCGGCACCGTCAATGCCGGCCACGATTGTGCCAGTAGTGCCACCGGAATATCGCACAGTCTGACCATTGAAGCCGCCCGTGGTCGAGCCGTCATTCAGGAAGTTCAGATAGTACGGAATGCCGTAGGGGAACAACGTATCAGTCGCAGAAGTCGGAGTAGACCAACCACGCTGTTCAATCAATTCCGCGAGGTCCCACATGCGTTCAACACGGCGGGATTCCATCAGGTTGATGAAGCCCTTGACCGAGTTCTTGTTACGCAAGATTTCCAGAACGTCCCATGAATAATCGGTGCCGATCTGCACCCAGGGGACGTTAATGACAAACTGGCTCTGATCGACCGTGGGCTGGTCAGTATCATAGAGCCGACGATAACGAGCACGACCATGCCGGTCGAGAATCACGTTTCGTTGAATAGAAGTACCGCCGTCAATCTTGCGGCTGTCTTCCTTGTAAATCTGGCAGAACTTATAATTCTGCGAATCCCACATAACCTCGAATTGACCCTTGGGAAGGTCTTTCAGGGTAGTGGCCAAAAGGTCAGTAAGGGCTGCTGCATCAACGCCCATGGGGGACGCTCTCTTTCTTGTTAGGCACTACTACGCGAAGGCTTTCTCAAGCCTGGCTTTAGTCGCCTTCTCCAGGTCTTCCCGACTTGCGTTGGGCTTGGAGAGTGATGACGTTCGGCCGTTTGGCTTGATAGTAACGGATCGTTCCCGTTGCTGAAGTTGCTTCGTGATAGCCGTGCGGACAGTTTTCTCTTTCACACTGCCAGCAATGGAGTCGTGAGCCAGGGTCATGGCTTCTTCAAGGCCCATAGGGCGACCTTGCTGCCGTGAACCATAGATCAACGAATCAGCCATTTCCAGCACTTTCTGCCGCGTGCCCAATTGTTCTGGGGTCAGCTTGGCAGAATCTTTACCGTACGTTTCATTGTACGATTCCATTTCCTTGCCGCTGAAGAAGCTGTCGATCTGGCGTCCCAGCGTTTCAAGTTCCGCCTGCTGTTGACGTTTTTGTGATCCCTGGATAACCGGCATCAGACGATTGATTTCTTCAATCGCTTTGTTTACCGGACCAGCAATCGCATCGACCAATGCTTCTTCACCATACTGCTTCTTCAGAGCCGCAGTGTCAACCGGCTTCAATGCCGTGGAAGTCGTGGTGGCTTCCTGACGTGCGGCAGGAGCAGCAGGGGCATCCTGTTGCGGCGTCACATGTCCCTGGCGGGCCAACCGGCCGGCCTGGGCAAACCCGGCGATTTCTTTCGCACGGGTCGTGTGAATCTTTGCCGCAGACTGAACAAATTTATCGCCCTGGGTTTTTAACGCCTGGTCGATTTCTTCATCAGTCCATTCATACGCTTTCAGAGAGCGTCGGTATGCAGCAGGAAGGGTTGGTGCTCCCGAGGGTGCAGCAGCTTCCGGCTTTTCCTTGGCAATCTCTTTCTCTTCTTCAACGAGTTCTTCAGCCTCGTTTTCGACTTCAGGCTTCTCTTCAGCCTCGTCTTTGGCTGGTTCAGGATCAACATCAGTCACTGAATCATCAGCGTCCTCGAAGGCTTTGCTGAACTTGTCAGCAATTTTGCTTTCCAGAGCCCCCCGGTCAAATTCCACCGGGGCTTCCTTCGCTTCGGGCGAGGGAGAGGACTCGTTCGTAAATTCTATTTGTTCCTGCACTTCGGTCTCGCCAGGCATCTTGATACCTTTCGTTGCCTACCATATTGGTAGGGGTAAGTTAGGGTTGCTGCCATTCAGTCTCCCTTACACCTAACTATACCACATTTCTGTGAAAAGTCAAATGCTATTTTGTTTCCATGAAGCCAGCAGCCTTCAAAGCCTGCGTCTTCGCATGTCGGGATTTTGCGATGGGCACGCCGAACATGGGATCAGCCGGATCGTCTGAACAGTCCACGTCAGGGCATTGTTGTTTAAACGCTCTCACGTCAGCCATGTCTTCCATGGCGATTGAGAACATTTCAATCGGCTTCCTGAACTCTTTGTGAGTCGTGTGGGGCAAGCTCACCTGCTTCTTGTACGTCGATTCCTCACATGCGGGGCAGACGGTGAGATCAGGTTTGAACATCGAATGAACTTCGATATCCTGATGTCCGCATTCGCTACACACGTAATCGTATAAAGGCATTATGGTCTCCCTAAGTTTGAAAATGCTTTCTTCAACCGGGCTTTGGTCTTGCGATGAAACTCCGCAGTCTTATCAGTCTTTCGCTCGGGAAGTTTGGCGTCACCCGTGGACTTGTTCCATTCATCCACGTCTACGCCCTGCTTCTCCAATTTGTCGCGGTTGGCGTTGAAGTAACGACGTTGTGCTTCGCTCTTGTACGGCATTAGAACTCCGATTCATTGGCCTCTTCAGCCTTGCCCGTGTCGTTGGAATTAAAGGCCTTCTTCATTCGGCTCTTTGTGGATTTCTCCAAATGCTTCCTGGCCATCTTCTCGGCGTCAACACCGTGCTGATTTCGGTCAGCCAAATGTTTCATCGCCGCCTTATGCCGCTTCGGATCAGACCTGATCTCCGCATGCTTCTGAAGCGTATCCGCGTCAGAAGGTGTGTGATATCCGGGGTCCGTGCCACTGTCCTGTACGTCAATCATGATGCTTCCTTAAAACGCATTGGCATTTGCCAACGCCGGCTTTTGGGCCGGGGGATTAAACGCGTGTCTAAAAACTGGATTGAGGGCACGCTGAGCCTCATTCGCCCCTTGCTGTTCTTCCTGATGTTGCAACATTCCCTGGCCGGGAGGGGCCCCCTGAACTTGACCAGGCTGACCGTTCTGCAACATGCCGTTCATCAGTCCCTGATTCGGCTGAGCGGGCTGTCCTTTCGATTGGGCCATCTGGGGACCCATCATCATCTGCATCTGCATGGTCTGTTGGAATTGAGGATCGAAGAGAACCTCGTCCATCCACTCGATGCCGCTGTCCTTAGCCATCCGCAGCATCATCGCCACGGGACTGAAAGGAATACCCATGCCCATAAAGATTTGAGCCGCCGCTGCAATCGCAGGCATAATTTGCTGGCAGAAAGCCATGGCCTGCTGTAGACGAACTTTGCTATCGACTCGGCCCATTGACTCCGGTTCAATCTTGAACATGAAGTCGATGAAGTCACCGCGACGAGCCTCGGGTGTGAGGATCACCTGAACGTCTTGCATGATCGGCATGCCCGGCATAATTGGCTGACCATTGGGCCCGAGGATTGGAGGACCCTGCATTTCCTGCCGGCGAACCAGAGGAATTTTCATGAGAGGATCAGTATGGAAATACCACGCTCGTTTACGAGCCTCCGATGCAGCCATCTTGTAAACGAGGTCCTTCATGTCCTCCAGGCCAATGCTGGCGTTTTGTTGAAGGATGTTCGCGGCCGTGGCTGTCTTACCCGAGACCGACAAACCACCGATCTGGTTGGGGTTCGCAGCCATCATGTTGAACCAACCCTGGAGGGCATCCAGGTGATGTTCATTGGAGTTCTGCTGGCCACCGAAGCTGAGGATCTTCACGTTATCAGGATCGTCCACAGCAATGGCCTCGCCGTCGCCGGCATTCTTCAGTTGTTCGGCATCATCTGACCCTGCACGCTTGTACGTCGTGATGTCCTTCTGGCGTTCAGCCTGCTCTACGATTTTCTTCGCCATGCGATTTGCAAGAACGTGAAGATCGTACCACACGCCCACAAGAGGTATAGGCATCGGGTTACCGGGCATGGGAGGAGTAAGGCTAAGAATAGTATACGGCCCTTCTTTGACGCCATAGTAATCCTCCACTCGTAAGTAGTCATCCACCGATGTCTCGCTGGACGCCGGCACAGTCACAATGGCGTTAGCACTCGGCACCCAGATTTCGCAAATTTCAACATCGTCTTCCAGGTCATAGTTGTCGTCGATCTGGATGTTACGCATGGACAACTCGGAGGCATCCGAATCTTTAGTCCTGTCCCCTTTACGTGGAAGTTGTTCAATCAGTTCGTTGTTGTAGAGCCCTGAGTCCAGGAGCATCTTTCTCGGCACTACGATCTTGTCGCCCATAAACTTGGCGTCCCGGAACATGCTGTCCTTGCATGAGGGGTCCACAACGAAGTTGTCAAAGTCCACAGCTTCGGTATATACCGTCCCTGGATCAATCTGAAGTTCGTCGTCGATCCCATAGATCGTATCACTCTGGGCGAGGCCAGTCTTCATAATCCCCAGGGTGAACAGAGCGTCCACAATCACCCGCCGATATGTGTTGCATACGTCGATCTTCATATCATGTTGGTCCAAAGCCAGGCCGAGAAGATTTGCGTATTCCCGGACGGCCATATATGGAGTCATGATCGTGTGCTTGGGGAAGTTCATCACGATGGTTGGCACCAGGATTCTGATCGCGTTAAAGATCAGGTTCAATGGAGCCGTACCGACTTCGCCCTCTACGCGGTCATAGTAGGCCCCGGCATATTCACGAAGGAAAAACACGCGAGCATTCCGAAAATTGGCCAGCCGGTCAAAGCCGCGTTGAACAGCTTCCTGCACTTTGCGTGGCGAAACCATATCTGTATAACTCATGATGCCTCGGCGAAATTAAATCGCGTTTGTTTCTTCTTGTCTTTGATCGCCTTCTTAAACTGTGACAGGCGATACCCTATCGAACGCTGTGGATGACTCGCTTCGTCGTACCGATACTTGGGAGCATGCTGAACGCCCACGATGCAAAGCATATCGGCGATCACTCGGTCCCCGTGGGACTTTCTGTTTGAGGCGGATTCCTCGACGAGTTCAGCGGGGCCAATCCCTCCATCTTCATAGTGAATATAAGAAAGGGCTTCGTCCAGTGCCTTCCCACTATGATTAACAAACTTCCCATGAGCGTATGCTCGCCGAAGAAGACCCAGGGCCAGGGCTTTCTTTTCCGGCGAAGAACGCCAACCCCAACGCTTGCCAACCTTCTGACGAAGCGTGCCCGCCTGCCGGTCAAAGTAGACGTTAGGATAACGATACGTGTTGGCAAGTTGATTGCCAAAGTCAAAGCCAGGATCGCCATTGTTCTCCCAGATGATCAGAGGAATAGAACGGCCTCCACACCAAAGAGCGGCTGCACAGGCCAGGCGGGCAAGTTCGTATGGAGGCGTGTTCGCATCTGCAAACTCGGCGATCTTTTCCCGCGTCTCGACACACATGATGGACATGGTGGAGTTGCTGGCCCCCTGGCCCTTGCTGATGTCGATGCCGATGATGTACGTCTTGGATTGATCGGGCCGATGGTTGGTCAGGTTGACCCATATTTTCCACGGTCCCCGGCTACCCTGAATCTTCACCTTCTTAAAATTCTTCTTGATCAGGGCTTCTCGCACTTCGTCATCAGACACTTTCTTGGAGTCGGCAAAGTTAATTTGTCTTTCCATCTTTGGTGGACGCCCGCATATACGACGATGCTGCTCAATAACCGTCGCTTCAAAGAAGGTGTCGCCTGATCCCACATGATCCATGTCCACTTCAATAGCCAACTCTTTAGGCGACCGGGACGCTTCTTCGGCGTCGTACCATGGAGAACGCATCTTCCAACGGTTAAGAGAATCCTGTTTGACATACAAGCCCTTTCCCTTTTCAGGGTGGTCCCACCAGGCCAAAACGAAGACATCAATCTGACCGGACATTCGCCATTTGCTATAAGCTGTGCCGGCACCATTGGGGGTCGAACAAACCAGGCGGCAAGCGGTCACGTCCTTTGTGGAACGTTTAATCGCCTCGGCCTCTTTCATCTTCGCCATTTCGTCCAGGAAAATAGATGTTCGTCTATCGGAGGAGCCCGCACTGGCGTTTGACGATTCACCATCAATTCGCGTTTTGTTTTCAAGATTGACGATGTGCATTTTCTTACGCACGATGCGTGGCACCATCCACTCGGGTAGACGGTTGAGCACGTAGTCAATCTTACCAAACAATGTACCGGGGTCAGCCAACGAGCCAAAAGGATAATTCTTCGGAGGACCATCGAGAACATCGACTGCATCTTCCTTCCTGGAAATCATCAGGTGCGATTCATCTGGGTGAAACAAGAAGCGATGGATCAGGACGATCAGATGGTCCCACGTCGCCCCCATGTCACGAGACTTGTCGGTCAGGAGCGACTCCCCGGATTCAACAGCATGCTCGATTCGCAGGATATGCTTATCCTGAACAGGCCAAGTGACATAGGGTAAGTGCTTGTTCTCAGACTGTTTTGATATTCCATTTTCAGATTCAAATACCCGTAGCGTAAAGGCGAAGGCGTTGACAAAGAACAAAATGGATTGGGAACAAGCTGTGTACAGGTCAACACGGAGTTCCTCGTCTTTCTCGGCCTCAGACAGAAGCTGGGCACGCCATTGCAGGTTAGCCTCGGGGTCCTTGGGGACTCGTAGACCCGTCACGGGGCAGACCCAATAATCTGGGACCACAACTTCGGTGACTTCAGGTTTATCCGCGAAAAGATTACCCAACTGTCGGCCTCGGTTTAGGTGGTCCTGACTTCACAACCGCCAGCCTGTTTAAACGATCACGAGCAAGGTCGCGGACTTTATCCGCCGCCTTAATGCTGCTGCCTTCGTCAGGTGCAGCAACGGGTGCCTTGCCTTCCATTCGTTCAAACAAGTATTGTTGGCACCAGGCTACAGGCGGATGAACGACTCTCTTCAGGTTGCCGTCTTCATCGCGGACTTCTTCGGTCCAGCCCAGGGCCTGTTTCCAAATCATTTCCGCGAGCACGTCCCGCCGCGTGAGGGTGTCGCCCCCATCATTGACGGTGTAGGCCTCGCCGGCGAGTCTTCGTAACTCTTCGGTGAGTGCCCGCCCGCCTAATCTTCCTGAAGCACTGATCGCCATCTGAGTCCCGCCATTCAATCCAAAAGGGCCACAATCCATTGAGCACGTCGTCCATGGTGCCCTCGGCTGTTTAAATCACCGTGGCTGTTCCTGTGAGAACAACTCGCCCGGGAGCGGCCGCAATCAGTTGCAGAGCCGGGTTGGTGCCCAGGTTGAATCCCATGCCCGCGAAGGCCGGGTTGGAGAGGCCAGGCGGCAGGCTCGCAACAATCATCTTGCCGCTGGTCACCTGAATCGGAGGAACCGCGTTAGCCACCAGGCTGGTGACGAATAACAACTGTCCATCGGCGAGGACGAGCGGATTGCCGTCCCGGTCTAAAACCTGGATGGGCACACCAGCACTCGCGTCGTCTGAAACACAATTCAAATTCACGTACTTCATGGTCTCTCCTCATTAAGGTTTAATTGTAGGATTCTGTGAACCATCTGGCAAGCCATCAGGTTCCATAGCACGATGACCAGTCGCCGGCAAGACATTGCCCTGGGCGGTCGTGTTCGTTCCACCACCTGGCGGGAGACCGGCACCAGTCAAGGATTCTTTCCAGGAAGGACGTTGGTTCGTGATTGGTCCATCCTGAACAATACGGCCGGTGCCTGTGATCACATAGGACCCTGCGTTCGTCGCCGCCGCTTTCGGCGTGACACCTATGGGGAGGGCCATGCCCTCGCTAGGAAACTCAAAGAATACCGTCTTATCCGGCACTGTAGCACCGTACCCGGATGCCGTCGCACTGGACACTTTGGCAATGATCAGGTTGCCCGCCGATGTGGCATTGGCCCCGGCGAACACGCTTAGATCGCCCGTATTCCCCTGAAGGGATATAATCATAGCGTCTATGATCAGACGCTCCTGGAGTCCAAGAGTACGGGTCGCCGCGTTCGCATCCTTTATGATCAAACTGGAATTGACATTACTCGTGGACGAAAGGTTCAAGTTTACTGTTTCACCCTGA